CTGCTTAAATTTTGCCCAACCGCGCCGACCACTCCACTCAACGGCGACGCAATCATTTGCTTTCGCATATTCTGTCTGCACTCTTTCCCAATCATCGAGCCAGTCATCGACGTTATCGCCGGCAATAAACTGGCACCACAAAACATTGTGTAAGGGGCGATTCTGAATTTCGGTAATCGCTACCGCCTGAAAATCGCCCATTACCCAAAGTTGCCAGTGCGCGAGTTGCAATTTCGTCAACACATGTTCGAGCGAGTAGCCGGTGTGCGGTTTCACCACACGCCGCAGTAACGGCTCGACCTTGTGCCACACTTGCATAACTTCGGCCGACGGCACGCCGCCAATCGGCGTGTCGATCTCGTCGAAAATTGTTTTCGGATTCGCGGCCATTTATCGTCGGTATCCGCCGTACCCGCCGCCGCCTCTGCCGCCACCGTACCCGCCGTATCCGCCGCCGCCGTATCTGTCGGGGCCGCCAAAATTCTGCTGCGGTGTTGGTGGTGGTGGTGGTGGTGGATAAGGATTGCCGTATGCCTGATATTGGAACGGCTGTTGCATTTGTCCGCCGTATCCGCCCATGCCGCCGCCGCCGTAACGGCCGCCGTAGCCGCCCATGCCGCCGCCGCCCCACGGACTGCCACCGTAACCGCCGCCGCCCATCATGCCGCCGCCATAACGGCCGCCCATGCCGCCGCCCATATAGCCGCCGCCCATGCGACCGCCCATGCCGCCGCCGCCTTGATACCCGCCAAAGCCGCCTATTGTGCCGGGTACGCCGCCGGCCTGACCGTAGCCGCCGGGAGTTTGCCCGTAGCCGCCGAACTGACCGCCACCGCCACCCATTTGAGTCGGGTTGTATTCGCCCGGCGCAAAACCCGCGCCGCCCAACTGACCGCCGCTACCGCCGTTGCCTTGCAGCCTCGCCATAGCGTCGCCAGCGGCGTTTTGTTGCAGGCCCATGATGCCGCCTATGCCGCCTTGCCCGCCGCCGTAACCGCCGCCGCCCATGCCATTGAAACCGTAATTTCCCATCACGTTTCGCGACATGTCCTGCGCCAAATTATTGTATCGGCCCATCGTGCCGTAATTCATATTGTTCGGCTCGCCGGGACCTTCGCCCGGTTGTTGCGCTTGCGCTTGCTGAACTAAATTCTGAATCCCTTGACCGAGATTGCCACCGCCAAATCCGCCGCTGCTGCCCATTACCGCCTTCCTCCACTCAATCGTGAACTCGGCCGCGCGCCTTCCGCGTGGTCAAATCCGCCTGCTATGTTTAACCGATATCTTTGATACCGGGAATTTGCTCGTACTGATACGTCGCCGTTAATTCCGTTCGTTGCTTTCGCGGTTGAAAAAACTACGTTGTCACTTAAATTGTTCCGCGTGCCAACTTGCAGCATGACCACTGTTGTCGGCCCGCCTTCGACTAATGGCCGAACGCTGTTCGTTACAATGCGTTGCGAGCTACCGCCGCTAACTTCTTTAGTGTCGATGATCGCGGTCAACGGCGTGCCGCCGAACGTAGCCGCTTGATGGCTCGGATCGAATGCCTGCAAGTTGACAATGCCGCCGAGAAATTGCGTTGAATCGACGTTAATCGAATCGGCATCGATGCCGCCCGGCAACGGCACATCGAGATCATCGAGCGCGAAACCGGCAGATACAAACTCGTCGATAATTTCCGTATCGAGTTCGCCGTAACTCCACTTGTTTGCGCCCCAATTGTAGATAATCAGGCGGTCATTTTGCGCCGCCGACGATGTTGATTTGAACGCCCATATTACAAGCCGGTTAATTCGATCAACTGCCGCGCGCATCGTGTCGCGTGCGTCATCGGCAGAGTTTGACGCAAACCATTTCGACACGCGGTTATGACTGATCGGCGTGGACTTAATGCCGTCGAAAACGTAGAAACCGTCCCAACCAAAGTAGTACACGTTGTTGCCTGTCCACGCGACTGAGTTTGGTGACGGTGTGCCACGCTTGCGCTCGACTTCATCGACCTGAAATACGATAGGCACGCCGGCGTAGTCAGCACGGAATATGGAATGTTCGCAAAAGATAACTGCGAACTCACCCGGCACGATGCGCTGAACGCGGCCGGCGCGCCCAAAGAGTTCTTGAAAATCTGATTGTGTCGCGAGGCTCGGCGTCCATAGCTCGGAGTTGTTGAAACCCGACCACTGAACAAAATTCGGCCCGAGGCCGTCAATATCACCGAGCATTACAAAGTCGCGAACGGTCGCGATTGTTTTTGCTTTAGGTGGCGAGCCGGGTAAATCGTCGAACTCTGAACTCGTATTCAAATCATAATATTGGAGTAAGTCAGCTTTGTTCGCGGCGATTACCCGGTCGCCGAACTTGGTATATTCCCAATTCGATGATGCGTAATCGCCACCAACCAATCGATTTACGCTTGTCCATGTGGTGCCGCCATCGAGGCGATACAAATCTGTGAAGTCGCCGGCGAAGTTGAAAACAACATTACCGTCATCCTGCCCCCAAAATGTGCCTACGCAAGCCGCCGTCAACGCATCCGTGAATGACGAAAGGCTGTTCAATCCGCGATAACTCTGCACTTGCGGAACTACGTTCCGCGCTTCTAACGCACCTTGATTCATGTGCGCCGGCAGATCGGGCAGCCATTCGCCGAACGGAATTGTTTGGGCTTGCGTGGTCACACTATGGCCCTCGGGGAACCGTAGGCTTGTTTCGGTACGACACCGAAACGCTTGCGGTTTTCGTGCTTGGTCAATTTTTCTTTCGCTTCCTCGTACTTAGCCTTGAAACGATCTTCGAGCGCATCTTCCTGAATGTACTCGGCCGATGCACGCAACGCCGCGTACAGGTACACGTTGAAATGATTTTGCAGCAACCAGTTCGTGTCGCCATCATTCACAAGCGCGGCAAAGCGTTTGTAGTAATTCACGGCGATAGTAAGCGTCGTAGATGCACTTGCCGGCGCGGCAATCGTCATTTGCACGCGATCATCGGGCGGTGTTCCGCCGCCACCTTCGAGCGTGTAGAACGCGCCAGTACGGCCGTTTTGCCACGGCCCCACTTCGCGAAGTGTTTTTGGCGTCATGTACGCAATCTTGCGCACGTTGTCATCGATGAACGGATTGCGCTCCGCCAAGTAATCCGCCGGCAAATCTTGCGAGCGGCCGTCAAACACAAGATCAACTGACGTTTCCTGCACGACGCAACGAACGTCGGTTGCGATCTCCGATTCCGCCAGCAACATGATTGTTGAAAACTCGGAGTTAGTCACCGCCACATCATCGCGCAGCAACCACGAGTCAACACTTTGCTTGAGAATAAGGAAGGTACTCATAGCCGCTTACCGAACGCGCCGCGTTGGTTGCCAACGCGCAGATTACAATTGTCGCGGTTGTTGAGTTGTATGACCTCGAATTGCGGCCATGTGTAAATGTCGCGGTACTTCGTGCGCCATTCCTTTTTCCACGCTTGCCACGTGTTAACAGGAACTTTCGCCGCGAGTTGAAAATTCGATTTGCGTTGATGCAGACTGCGCATTCGCTGATTCTCGTCGAGGATAACCTTTTCGACAAGCGTAGGCGTATGCTCGATCAGCGTTATTTCATCGCCGTCGTGATTTATCTCAACTGAGTGCTGTACGCCCGTTGGGGATACGTCAAGCAGGAACCTCTGCGTCACTTGCTGCGCCTTTCATGGCAGCCCTTCTCTGTGCGCGTCGATTCGTGACCGGTGGCGTTTTCTTAACCGCAGGACTCGAAGCGGCGACAGGCTCGGGCTGATCGTCAGCGGCGGGCGAGCGCGCATCTGACAGTTCATCCATGCGCGCCGCAACTGCGGCCCGCGCCTTATCGACCTGTAATACTTCGTCCGAGCCGCGCGGCTTAAACGTCGGTGATGTTAGTTTCGCTTCGCGTACATCGAGAAAATCAATCGGTCGCGTTGCCGCGTCCGGCGTCATTTCAACTTTGCCCGTTGCCCACATGGCGTCGAATAAGCCCATGTCGGTGTACATACCCGGCTCAAAATCTTCGGGTACGTCGATTATTTCGCCCGGTTGCAACTTGCGTCGCCGCCGGTCGCCGCCCATAAACAATCCGGCGGTTGCGATCCTATCATCCAACTGTTTAATCCGTAGTCGTGGCATCGGTTTGCTCCTGCGAGATTGAATCGGCCGGCACCATGCCGGCCGATTGCCTTCGCGTCGTGGTGGTTTAGGCCACCATCGCCGTTGTTTCGTCGATATCCGCAACGACCGCACTTGCGGCTTCGTTGTGGGATACGAGCGACCAATCAACGAGAATGTGACGCCTTTCAGCATCGCCAATCTTCGCAATGGTTTCCGTTTTGTACCCATCGAGATACGCAATTTCCCAATACTCGGTGTCGAGTATCCAACCGTCCCGTTCCCTCTGAAAACGATTCGGTACGATATCGATGACCGTGAAATCGGAAACGTAAACGTCAACGGCACCTACAACTGAAATGCCGCCTCGATTCACTTTGCCCTGATCCTGAAACTGCGTCGAGATACGCGCGGCGGCCGTGAACATGTAGTTCGAGAACCGTTGCTTGACGGTTGGCCCGACCATGAACATATTCGGGTTGCCGCCAGCTACATACGCATCCTTCAACTGCTCCAAAAGATTTGCTTCGGTTAAGGCCGTCGGAGTACCGTCCGTTGCGGCGGTTGTCGGTTCGCCGAACGTGGTATTCGATAGCGCGGGATCAGCGCCCAATGCACCCCGGAAGGTACTGGTTTTGATCCATGCGCCGAGGCCGGCAGACAACGATGCAGTCGTGCTATTGCCCTGCAATGTCGCCTGATTTTCGCAGGCAATTGCTTCAACGTCACGCCGAAGTTCTTTGCCTTTCTTCGCAATCTGGTAAGCCAACTCGCTTTTGCGGCCCGCCTTATTCACGATGTTCGCCCGCCTTGAAACTGCGAGGTACTTGATCGAGATTTGGGCGAACACGCCGATGCGTGAGGCTTCGTCACTGGAATCAGTTCCAAAGTCCGCTCCGTCGATTGCTGCATTTGAAGTATCGACTGCGGCCAACTCGTCGATCTGCCACTCGTGCAGAGTATTCGACATGTTGCCGCGACCGGCATTCGCCTGCAACGGAACTTCCGTTGGGCTGATATTGTAAATTACATCGGTCAAATCTTCTCGGACATTATCGCCCGAGGTTGCAAGATCGAACCGGTCAAAGTTAGTTGCTGCCATGATTTTGCTACCTTATAAAAATTGTTCGATTACCAGTGCAGCATCTTCAACTTTACCGGATTTCTTAGCCCGTTCACGTAGCCGCGTCACATTGTCAGTAGTGACACGCGGTTTCCCGCGTTGTTTGCCCGGCTTCGTAAGTTTCGGAATATCCTTTTTCAATCGCTTGACCGCTTTACCCGCTTGCGCTTTTAACAACCTCAACTCTGCAACTTCTGCTCGCAGGGATTTGAGTTCGAGCGCGCCACGAATGACACGGTGATCGAATATGTGGGAAATTTCGTGCTGCGAATATCCGAAACCGGATAAGAGTTCTTTGGCGTCAGCTTTATGCTGCGAACCAAAATCCGGTATTGCTGCAAGCAGAGCAGTTTCTTCACGTGTACGCAATTGTGCTTGACTGGTATTAGTAAACTGCTCATACGCTTGTGCTGCTTGAATGCGAGCGTTGCGCAAACCTCCAAGTCGCTGACCAATCTCATCGCGTCGTGCTGTCCATTCTGCGGGGTCGCTTTCGCGGAGTTCAGTCAAACGGGGATCATTCAGTTCGGCGGCTACGAGATTTTCAGCAACTTGGAGTTGCGCTGCAAGAAAATGATTTTGCGCTTCGTAGTCCTGTTGCCGTCCGAAAAATTCCTGTTCTGCTAATTGTCGATCAGTTGCAAGTTTCGCGGTACTCCTACGGTAATCGGCATCTTTTTGGTAGCCGCCTTCCAATTCTGCGAGTGTAACCGTGACTTCCTCGTCCGCTGCATTGAAGGTGTGCGTGACTGCCGCCTTGAAATCATCAAGTGACATGTCGAGTGCTTCCGCAAACCCTTGCAACGTGTCGATATCGTCGCCGGTTTCTCCATCGTCGGTTGGGGCATCGTCGCTTGCCGATGCGGCTATATTCTCGTCGGTGTCACCGGATTTTCCGGTGTCCTCGTCTGAATCATCGCCTGCTGCTGGAATGTCGAGTGTTTCATCGTCATCTTTAACGTCAGGCTGTACGTCGCCTGTATCGTCGGTCGCCGCAGCTTTTTTGAAGCGACCTCGATCATCACGGTTTGAATCCGGTGACTTGGCTCGCGGGTCATCGCCTTCTACATAGTCGGGATGCCCGCGACTGATTTGATCGGGATTCGGATTGAAATGTCCGTCATCGTCGAGCAAACCTTCAACTTGTCGTGCAACGGAATGTAAATCAGTGCCGTCCGGCCCCTGCGAAGGTGTCGGAGATTGACTTTTTACATCTGCGGCATTAGTCGCCATTCACTAATCCTCTTGCGGTTCGACCGGCCTAAAGCCGGCTTCGCGCAATGTCTGACCTTGAACGCAGGCCGTGATTGCATGGCGGACACTTTTCAGACTCCGCAATGACCTACAAACTTCACGTTCAAAATCTTCGTGTTCCGGGCTGCCGTCATGCTTCAATTGTTCTAGCTCACGGATCAGCCCTTCACGTACTAACTCAACGCCCCGCTTAAATGCCGGATCGTCGAGCAAGCGTTTCGCGTCATTCGCAACGAACTCGGGCGATTCTCGCTTCGATGTTTTGCGAATTTGCGCGTTGCTGGTATCGGCTTTTTGGCCGCGTCCCGCCACTAACTGCCCTTGTAGCGGTCGGCGTCACACTTGGTATCACGATTCCCTAACGGGTTTCGCCGGCCCTTGTCGCCAATGGCCTTACCGGTGTTGCCTGTATCCTGATCCATCGGCGCATTTTTCGCGGTCGATTTCGTGGTGCCACTATATTTTCCGTTACCGTGGCTGTAACCCTGTCCTTCTGGCATTGTCATATACCTCTAAACAAGTTGCTGAAACGCCGCAAGATTACACCATGCGGCCCATTGCTGGCTAGTTTCATTTACTGGCTCTAACCCGCATTCGTCGAGTGCCGCCCTGTCCATCGTCGATATCGACCTCGAAAGTTCGCGGCCGGGGCGGCACAGTTATCTTGATATTGGCTATCGTATTCTCCAATTTTTTAATCATGGTGCGTTGATCTTC